GGTAAAAAGCGTATTACTGGTAAAGAGTTAGACAAAATCTTATCTTACAAAGCTTTCGACGGTGAGTTTAAAGTATCTTTTGAACTATGGCAAAAGGTTATCTCAAAGACTAACACGCCTGACGAAATACTTAAAGATTAAGTTAGTAACCATTTAAGAAACTTGTATATAACCCATACAGTAAACCATAGAGTAGCTAAGTACGCCATTATTAATAACCCAACTGCTAGTATGCCTAGTAAAATTATTGCCCAGTCTAAAATTATTGTATCTATCATATTAAATCTTGTCCCGCTAGTTCGTCTACAGCTCTCATAACCCTTCTATCTATGAACTGGCATTCTTCATCTCCGCAACCGCAGTACGACTCTTCCTTTAACTCTTTGACGAACTCTTTGACATCTTCAACACTCAAAAATTTATCGCTTAACGTTTCTTTTTTCGTTTCCATATTATTATAGCCCCCTTACATTCTTCACATTGTAAGATTCTTCCTGCATACTTAAATTTACATATATGTCTATCTATTTCAATGTTGAACCAGTTTAGTACTTTCTCAAACAGTCCTTTTTTTGATTCCATGATTATGATAGCCCCGACGGTATATGAAAAAGAGACTAGGTTAAAGGGAGGTTGTTCCTTTATTAATAGTGATTTATACCGCCGGGACAATTTCTCTTATGGATAAAGAGAGTATTATTGTTTGAAAGTTTGTATCGCTTTTTGTATCACGTGCACGCTGACGTCCATTAAATCGTCGGTTGGGATTCTGTTACCTTCCTTGTCCTTAATATTTTGTGCTATCAAGGTGCAGCACACGTCTTTAGCGTAACTCACGAAAAAGCTGTAATCCTTTTGACTAGGTTGATACTCTTTCTCTTTAGGGGCTCGCTCTTTCTGAATTTCTTTATCAATCAGCTGTGAGGCGTAATCTTTGGTAATGTCTTTAGGGTAATCAATCTTCATTTTGTCCATTAATTGTTTTTGTTTTTCTGTAGCTTCCATTTTTAATTTTCGTACTTTACACAAAAAACAGCCCTATCATACAATTTGATATCATTATACTCAACACCTTGCTCGTCCAAAATTTCAATAATTTCTTTAAGAGACATAGCATTTTCAAAACTTATTTTATATGTTTTCATGTTTATTTTTATTTCTTCCTCCTTTCAATTCTGTAATTGTGTGTCATTTCTTTCCTTAAATTTGCTATGAACCTTCGGCAGTGCATACAATATCTTCTCTTACCCATGATGACGCCTTTAATCGTCTGTTTACAACACTCGCATTTCTTTTTCATTCTTCCAAGGCTCCAACTCTCTAATTTTAATTAATGTTTCTTCAACTTCTTTATCACTTAGATGACCTATGACGTCATCGGTAATGCCGGAGGTATAATCTAGAGTGAATTCGCCCTCTCCTTCACCTAACCATCTAATAACTGCTAGCTCCCACTCTTTATTATTGTCAGTGTAAGAGCCGTAAGAGTCACCATAAGGTAGCTTGAACCTTACAACCGACGCCCCCCAACCGTTGAGAAACCTGTATAACTTCTGAATACCATTACCTACGGTGTGTTCTCTTACTGTTTCGGGTTTAATTTTTTTCATCTTATCACGCTCATAATAATTAACATTATTAAATTTATTAAATTTATTAAATTTATTAACAACAGTATTATGTATATTATGTTAAACCGTTCTAGTTCTTTGATGTAAGATTCAGCAAACCTTCTATACCTATAATACATTCTTAAAAACTCATCAAGGTCTTCTCTTAATTGTTCTTTAGTTTCCATATGCTCTCCGTGAGAGTCGGGGGAGAGAGCCAAGATGAAACCTTACGAAAAGCTTCCTCTCCCCGTTCTAACACTAATATATATACGACACACTCCCTTATAAATGTATGTGTTGTATAATATATATTATGAGAGATACTATTTTAAGAGGTCAATTTTGTCATTAATTTCTTTAAGTTTATCTTGAAGGTGAGCCAGTTGTTCTAAAAGCCGCTCTTTAGGTATTACCTCCGTCCTTGTAACTTCTAAATTATCCTCGTCAATCTTTTTGAATTTTTCTTCCATAAATACACCTCCTTATACTCCTATCATTACAACGTTGTCGGGTAAAGTGGCATGACTCGCAGTCTTCCAAAGTTCGTTAGCAGCAGCCCCCGCCCCCGCCTGAGTTGCCCCTGATTTTATGTTCAATACTTTTATTCCTCCACTCCCTACAACTTGTGGATTAATCACCAAATCGCTACCGTCATAATAAACCTCAGCATCTCCAGAGGCTCCCCATTTCATAGAAACGTTGTCCCTGTTAATCCTTACGTCGCCCGTCCCTGTTAATGTAAAATCGATGTTGGCGTTAGTGACCTCGTTCTTTAATGTTATATCGCTATTACCCGAAGAGTCGTGACCGAAGAAACCTTGCCTAGTCCCCGCACTGTCCCGCCATTCAATATAACCTATAGAAGAGTTGCCCGTACTGTTCTTATCTTTTAATGTTAGAATAGGAGAGTTACCTTTAACCTCAATTGCCCCACTATCGCCCATTAAAAACAGTTTACCCCCGTTACTTAATCTTAACAAGTTGGTCCCGGTTCCCGGGGTCGCTAATAAATCGGCCCTCGCGTCTGTTTGAATGTTAAAACTTCCCGTATCTGAAAAACTGAAAATAGCTGCGTCAGTCCCCGCCATTAATGACCCGGCCTCTCCCCCTGTCCTAGTATCCTCAAAGGTGAAAGCCCCGGCGTTGTTGTTTCCCTGCGCGTGAACTTTAGTAATGCTGTCGGTGTCCGTCGTCTTAAAATCAAATAATCCGGCAGTCGTAAATAAGGTATCAGTACCGTCAAACTTTAATGTGAAGTCTTCTCTTGCCCCAACTTGTAAAGCGTAATCGTCCCTGTCAATCCGAAACCCGCCACCCGCTATGACTTTATTGTTTTGGCAGTCAATTTGGTCGAAAGATGTGAAATCTATTTGCGTAGTTTTCATAATCGGTTGCAAAATCTTTGTAAGTTTAATATCTCCAGTAGTTTCTAAGTCCTGTGAACCGATGTTTATAGTTTGGTCAGCGTTACTACCATCTATTTTAAGAAAATTGCTTTTTGCTTCAGGGTGACTTGAGATGCCTGAATGGTTTGGTAAGATGTAATCTCCGGTAGGGTTTTGGTTAACGCCTATAGGGTTAACTTTTTCTACTGTCTGTCTTACGAGACTCATCTCTTTCGTTGGCCGGCCGCTTCCTTTACCCCCCATTACAACCCCTCGTACTCTTTAGATAATATTGTACTTCCTTCCTCAGCTACAAGGTTAGACTCACGCCCTTCCTGTTTCTGTGTCTGGGCTTGGAGACCCGACGTTATAGGATAATCAGTCTTTAACCACTTCTCGCCCGACTTGGCGCTCCCTTCATCAGTTCTAATAGTAACCTCTGTCACCGACACCGTCCTTGTAGTAATGGCAGCGCCAGTGTGGACAACGCCCCCCGTGAACTCTGTCCTGTCCACTGTAATGGGTAAGGTTCCAGCGACGTGGGGGCTAACGTATTCAGTGTAACCGTCGCCGTCGTTGTCAACCAAGAAATAGTACTCAGTTTCAGCGTCCAGCTCCACTTCTCCGAAGTCAGCCACGTTGTTAGTAATAGTAGCAGTAGCTAGAATGCCGCTAGCGTAAGCTGTTTGAATGTAAGCGTAAGTAGCGTTAACGCTTGAATAAGTCCTTAAACCTGTTACAACAGTGTCACGCTTAAACTTGATTTTCATACCGCTTTTATCTGTCCGGCCCCCGTTGTTATCAGTAGGCTCGACACCGTGAGGCACTCGTTTAGTCGTCATAGAAATATAAGAAGCAAATACTATTTATTCTTTTGCTTTCTTTTTCGGCTCTTCTTTCGGCTTCTCTTTTGGCTTCTCTTCCAACTGAGGATACTTTTGAAGAAGCTCCTTAGCAGCTTTATCATTATTAATTTCTTTATAATGAGCATACAACCGTTTAGCGTTTTCAAATACCATGTTTAAGTAACCGTGTCCGTTATTAGATGGACAGCTTTCGGGTCTGTCAATAAACATTCTCCTTCCTCCCAAACCCTGATTTTACGCCCGATACCTTCGTCAACAATGACAGCAGAACTAATCCCCATGAAACTTTTCCATGTCGCAGCCCGTTGAGGTACAAAGATTAAAGCGTAGTCAGTGGTAGCGTTTTCAGAAACAACAACTTGACAGCCTAGAAGTTCCATAACTACACCGTCTCTAACCCTCTCGCTTGAGAAAGCCGGAATGCTTGACCCTTTAGTAGTTATTAAGTAGTTGATTAAATTCTTGTGCTCGATAGGGTTAATGTATAATACAGCACCTTCCGGGTTGTAAGAGTTACTTCTAATATTTTGTTTGCCTGTCATAATGTCTAAGATGGGGTTTCCGTTGGTACCGTCGTCCCACCCTGTACCTGTGGCAGCAGCAGTGTTAATATTACTCGGGCTCAGACTTTCAGTGATTACGTTATAAATTCTTGTGTCTATCTTATTCTGTATTGACCTTACCAAATCGTGTACATTTCTTGCCATAAGGTCGATGTCAGTATCTCTAATATCTTCTTCACTAATCCATGGAGACTCTACAAAATATTTTCTAACGTAGCTAGTTTGCCGTGTCCACGACTGTTCGACGACTGTCGGTCTAGCTTTAGAAGCAGTGTTAGCAATCTGTGACGCGGTTATCCCTGTCGAGTCAGTAGAGTCCAAAAACCCCGCCGTCTTTTGATACCATCTAATTTCTCTCGCACTAGTTGAAGCGTTTG